CTTTGGAAACATCACAACTATAACGGGCGACACTCAGGTAATTCTAAGTTTGAACTCCAGCGGCAACGTTGTATTCCTGACTTGGGGTACGGTGATGATTACCACATCAGCCGTGGTGCCTTTGAACGCTTGGGTTCATATTGTCGCCGTACGTAATGGGGCTGCGTACAAGGTTTATATCAATGGTGTATTGGCAGGTACTAGCACCACAATGTACAACCTCAGCACTCCCGGTGCAGCAAACATTGGTTATGCAGGCTTGTCTGGCATTAACAACTTCACAGGCTACGTCTCCGACATGCGAGTCGTGCAAGGCACAGCAGTCTACACCGCCGCATTCACACCGCCCACAGCACCATTAACTGCCGTCTCAGGAACAACGCTTCTGACATGTCAGACAGATCAGCCTGCAGCGAACAAACAGTTTGTCGACAACAGCGGTAGTAACTTACTGATTACCCAAGCTGGTAATACCACCCAAGGCACGTTCAGCCCATACGGTGCAAACTGGTCAAATTACTTTGATGGTACTGGTGATTCTTTAACTGTGTCTTCAAATGCCGCTTTTGGTATGGGCACAGGTGATTTCACTATTGAGTTTTGGGCTTATTCAACTGTAAATGCTCGTCAAGATTGGGTAGATATTACTGACGGAACAAACCGTATTTTAGTTTATTATTCTGGCACCAACGTTACTTTTTATTCTGTTCCACCGAACGGTGCAGCAATAACTGGTGATGCAATAGTCTTGAACCAGTGGAATCATTATGCAGTTTCAAAAGTTTCTGGTAATACTAAACTCTTCATAAACGGAACTCAATCAGGTTCCACATACACAACAAATCAGAACTATGGAAGTGCTGCAGCAGTTACAATTGCTAAAGATTCTGCTGGCTCAACTTATGTGACGGGTTACATGAGCAATGTGCGAATTATTAAAGGCACTGGTTTTTATACATCTAACTTTACTCCTAGCACAACACCATTGACACCTGTGGCTAATACATCATTATTGACTTGCCAATCAGGATTAATTGTAGATAATAGTCCTAATGCGTTTACAATTACACGCAACGGCGATGTCAGCGTTCAACGTTTCAGTCCATTCAGTCCTGTTATTCAGGCACCCGTTTCGTACAGCACGTACTTTGACGGTAGTGGTGATTATTTAGACTTGGCAAACAACACGGTGTTCAGTCAGACCGGCTCTTGGACACTTGAGATGTGGGTATACCCCACTGTTGCAGTAAACAACTATGTTTATTCGCAGGCCACTGCAAACTTTTTGCAGATCAATATCACTGGCACCAACTATGTCTATATTGACCGTTCGGGTGTTGGTAACTTAATTGTATCGACAAACCCAATTTCGTTAAACGTGTGGACTCACCTTGCTCTGGTGAGTGATGGCACAAACATGAAGTTGTTCATTAACGGAACACAGTCCGGTTCTACAGCTGCTGTAGGTACGCAAGCAACAAGTGCGGCAGTAACGCGTATCGGTGCATACCAAGCCACCGGCAGTCTTGCATACCAAGGTTACATTTCCAACTTGCGTTTGGTTAAAGGCACTGCTGTTTACACATCCAACTTTACTGTGCCAACAACACCATTGACTGCAGTGTCTGGAACAGGTGTCTTGACTTGCCAATCAGCAACAATCGTAGATAACAGCTCAAACGCTTTCGCCATCACAACCACTGGTGACGCACGCGCACGAACACAAAACCCATTTGGTTTTACAAACACAACAACGAATACCGCTTACACGCCTGCGCTTTATGGTGGCTCAGCGTACTTTGATGGTACTGGTGACACTTTGAACCTTGCCGCTTCTGCAGCATTACCTGGTGCAGGTGATTTCACGATTGATTTCTGGGTGAACATTCCTACTGCCCCCACAGGCGGAGCATACTTTACTGCTTTTGCATATGGATCAACAGGGTCTGTTTTACGTTGTTTTATTTTTGATTCTACTGGTGTTAAGTTTGGTGTCTGGATTGGAGCAACACAAATTGTCAACGTCGCTTCAACAGCCATGGTTGGACAGTGGGCGCATATTGGCATGTCCAGAAAAGGAACGTCATTTACGTTCTACATCAACGGTGTTTTGATTGCAACAGTTACTGATTCAACAAACTACAACACAGGCACGTTGTATTTGGCGTCGCAAGCCGGAGCAAGCTTTTTGCCCGGATACATTTCTGATTTCCGTATCATCAAAGGTCAAGCACTCTACACCGGCGGATTCGCTCCACCCGTAGCACCAGTACAAGCTGTTCAAAACACAGTCTTGCTGCTCAACATGGACAAAGCTGGTGCAACCGATAGCAGCCGTACAGCCGACTTTGAAACAGTTGGTGACACAAAGATTGCCTATGAGACACCATACGCTGGGTCTTACTACAGTAATTATTTTGATGGTACTGGTGATTATTTAACAACACCCTCAAGTTCTGCTTTGTCATTTGGCACAAGTAATTTCACAATTGAATTCTGGGCTTATGGAACTGCTGCACAAGGTTCAACAACGCATTTCTTAGGCAACAATTTAACTTATGGTGCAAATGCTTGGGAAATTCAATGGAGTAACGGTGCACCTTCAATTCTAAATAAATTGCAATTGTGGGCGTACAATTTAAATAGTAGTGGTGTGTTTATGCAAGGAACAACAACGCTTGTTCCCAATCAGTGGTATCACATTGCATTAGTTCGTAATGGGACTGCGTTTACCTTATATTTAAACGGAGTGTCTGAGGCAACAGGAACAAGTTCTGCTTCGTTGGACACCAACAGTACTAACATTATTGGTGTTGCAGCACGACAAGGTGCTGAGGCTTTTACTGGTTATATCTCTAATGTTCGTGCAATTAAAGGCACAGCCCTTTATACATCTGCCTTTACACCCCCCACCGCACCATTAACCGCTGTCAGTGGTACATCGCTTTTAACTTGTCAATCTAAATCGTTTGTGGATAACAGCACAAACGCGTTCACTATTACAAGGAATGGCGACACTGCGGTCAAATCGTTTAACCCATTCCAGAAGAACACGTACAGCAGTATGTATTTTGACGGTACGGGTGACTACATCATCGCGCCTTTAAGTACAAAAAATGCTTTTGGCACGGGTAACTTTACGGCTGAAATGTGGCTGTACCCAACAGCGTTTGCCAACTATAAATCTTTGTGGGGGTGCAGTTCTGGAGCCGCATCATCTACAGGATTCCACACAGGTTTGAATGCAAGCGGCAACGTGTTTATTTACAGCGCAAGTGCATTTAAAGTTACAACAACAAATGCAATGAATTTAAATGCATGGAACCATGTAGCATTTGTTCGTAACGGCACAGCACTTAATATTTATATTAACGGCGTTCTCGGCGGCACTTGGACACTTACTACACAAACGTTTACGGACGGTTATTGCTGGTTTGGCGCAGCCCCCGGTTATGCAAGTGAATATTACACTGGGTATTTGGCTGATTGGCGTATTACTAACAGCCAAGCTCGTTACACCGCAACGTTCACACCGCCAACAGCACCACTGCCTACTTCCTAAAGGTACAGCATGACAACGCAAATCATTCAGCCAAACGTAGATGCTACATTTCTAGCCACGCTGGCAACGCTGACAGGCAATCAAACGCTGACCAGCAAAACGCTCAAGGGGCCGTTCGAGTTTGTAACGGTATCCCCATCCGCGCCTGCGGCAACGCTTCAGTACGATGTACTCACGCAAGGTATCCTGTACTACACCGGCAACGCAACGACAAACTTTACGTGGAACGTGCGAGGCAACAGTGGCACAACGCTGGACTCTTTGCTGCAAACCGGCCAGTCTGTCACAGCGATTCTGATCGTTACCAACAGCACCACGGCTTACTACCCCACAGCGTTTACTGTGGACACGGTAACTGTTACGCCTAAATATCCCGGTGGTTCGCCCATCACAGGCGGTAGCGCCAGTGCTTTGGATATCTACACTTTGACTTTAATTAAGACAGCCGCTGCCACGTACACCGCTCTTGTGTCTCAGATCAAATACGCTTAAAGGTAAATCATGCTGTCCGTCAAAAGTTCACTCGGCGGGTTTACTTCACCTTACGTCTATGCAATCCCTGCTGATACTGTTATTTTTTACAATGGCACTTATTCTGCTGCGGTAGACGGCTGGGATATTTACACAGACGCGGCCAACAAATTTATTGTAGGCACGGCAACTCAAGCAGAAATTGCCACCACAGCAGCTGCCAGTGGAAGCTCAACAGCCACAGCCACAAGTTTATCTACCGCAGGATCACACTACGGCCCTGACATTCTTGTTGCTGGCGGATATGGAGCTTCACCGACAAGCTCAAGAAGGTCTTCTGGTGAGCATACGCACTCTATTACGGCCAACGGTACAGCGAGTACCGAGCTAAAACCAGTTGGAACTACCATAACTATGCTTCGTACAGCCACGGAGCAAAGGTTCTTTCCAGCCAATACCATCCACATTAATGGTACAAACTTGGTCAGTGGGACTCAAAAACTGGCGGCTACATCTAACCGTTATATCGCGGGTGGCAGCGCGGTGGCAGACACCGCAGCAACTAGTCACACCATGACGCTTACAGCGGCTTTGTATTCTTCTGGGTCACACTCACATAGCCTTAGCCCATACAACGAATACACGTCTACGCAGACATCCAGTTTGCAATCCAACGGTACTTCGTATCCGCCGTCTAGCCATACACATGTTGTCACTGCAACGGCAACCATTAACGCGCTAAAAGGCAAGCTTCTTAAACTGTGGATCGCAGCATCGCGGCAGTTACCAAAAAGCGCTACTGTGGTTATGTACTGCGGAAACTTGTCCTTACTGCCACCGTACTGGAAAGTTTGTAACGGCGCTAATGGCACGATTGACATGCAAGGGTATTTCCTTGGGTACGCTACATCTTCAGCCACTGCACACGGAACAGTAACCAGTGAGACAAATACGTATACGACGACTGGGCCAACTGCAGCATCTGATAACTACGCACACGCACACTATTCGGGTGGCAGCAGTTATTACACTCAGATGTATGTAAACCACAGTTCTGGAACTTTTTCACATACACACGCTGTTGCTGGCGGATCAGTCACTTCAGACGCTGTACCTGCAAACATTAAACTTGCATTTATCCAATTGGTCATTTAAAGGCACTTATCATGGCACATACTTACATTACTGTTGATTTTTACAACAACGCAGTAAGCTGCAGAATCAATAGTGTTGATCGTGTTTTTTCTTCCACCAACGCATTTATGTATGGTGCGGGTTTTCCCTATGCTGAAAATGTTCGTGTTCTTGCATACGAGCCGGACCGAAATATTTATGTAGTTGAGTACACCAATGGGCAAGTAAAGTCTGGGGCCGACCTGCATGAAATGGTGTGGATTGCTGAAAATTTAAGCAAAATTGAAGCAGCGGCTATCCAAGATGAAGCCGAGCATCCTGCGCATCGGGAACTGACATTAGTAGAAACCCGTAATATCAAGTTGGCTATGACTGACTGGGTGCTGATTCGTAAAAATGAAGAAGACCTTATGGGTATCCCCAACACAATGTCAGCGGAGAAGTTTGCGGTTGTACTTGCATATCGCCAAGCCTTGCGCGACATAACTAAAACGTATTCTGATATAAAGACAGTGGTGTGGCCAACCGACCCACTTTCTTAAAGGATACATATGAAAATTGCCGTATACGCCATCAGTAAAAACGAAGAACAATTTGTAGCACGCTTCTGTGAATCTGCCAGAGATGCTGACCTTATTCTTATTGCTGATACAGGTTCTACAGATAACACCGCTGGTCTTGCCCGCTCTTTGGGTGCTACGGTGTATGACATATCCGTTAGACCTTGGCGTTTCGACAAGGCGCGTGACACTGCCCTTAACCTGATTCCCGGAGACTATGATGTCTGCATCTCGCTCGACTTGGACGAAGTCTTGGAGCCCGGCTGGCGTGAAGAGATTGAACGTGTTTGGACAGATAACACAACCCGTCTACGCTATAAATTCGACTGGGGTTGTGGAATTAGTTTTTTCTACGAAAAGATTCATCACCGCACCGGTTATCACTGGCACCACCCAGTTCATGAGTACCCCCGAGCTGACAACCGTACCAAGGAAGTTTACGCCCACACGGATATGCTGTTAGTCAGCCACCATCCTGACAATACTAAATCTCGTGGACAGTACATGCCGCTGCTGGAACTGGCTGTGGCAGAAGACCCACGTTGCCCACGTAACGCGTTTTATCATGCCCGTGAGCTGACCTTCTACTACCGCTGGCAAGAAGCCATTGCAGCCCTTGATAAATATCTGAACATGCCTGAGGCCACTTGGCAGAACGAGCGTTCCTACGCTATGCGCCTCATGGCTAAATCACACGACGAACTGGGGCATACAGAAGAAGCTCTGAAGTGGGCACGCCTTGCTGTTGCCGAAGCCCCCGGAACACGTGAGCCATGGGTTGAATTGTCTCTGATGTGCTACCGCAGATCGATGTGGGCTGAGTCTTACGCTGCTGCTTTGTCTGCACTGAACATCAAAAACAAAGAGTTGGTGTATACGATGGACCCATCAGTATGGACTGAGAAACCATATGACCTTGCCAGCATCGCTGCATGGAACCTTGGACTGAAAGATTCTGCTATCGAGTTTTGCAAAAAAGCTCTAGAATTCAACCCTACGGACAGCAGGCTTGTAGCTAACCTTGCGTCTATGAATCCTACCGTGGAGTTGACATGATCGGACGACTGATTGCACTGCTGTTCTTAAGCCGTGAATATGCGCACAGAGCGCACTTACGTACAACAAGTTACGCCCAGCACATGGCGCTGGGTGATTTCTACGCCAGCATCGTGGGCATTGCTGACTCTCTGACTGAAGCCTACCAAGGGCGTCACGGCATCATTGACGACATTCCCATGCTGGAAGAGACAGATACAGGTGAGCCCGCCGATGTGTTGGCCCGTCATTTAGATTCTGTAGAAAAGATTCGGTACACAGCTGTTAACAAGACAGACACTGCACTTCAGAATATCATTGATGAAGCCGTTGCAGAATACTTGAGTACCCTGTATAAATTACGAAATCTGAAGTGATGGACAACCAACAGATATTTAATTTTGTTGTGGCAATCGCAGCCTTCTTGGCTGTGTTCGTGTTTAACCAAACGACCCGCAAGATTCAGAAGTTGGAAGATGACGCCAATTCTTTGCGGGAGAATCTGCTTAGAGACTACGTCCAAAAGGACGACTACAAGTCTGACATTGCAGAGATCAAAACTATTCTGAGGCAAATCTTTGACAAGTTAGACTCAAAACAGGATAAGTGATGATTGACCCAATCACGGCACTGAATGGCCTGCAAAGCGCCATCAGTATGGTCAAGAAGGCAAGTAAAGTTGCCAATGACCTAGGTTCATTAGCGCCCATGCTGGGCAAAATGTTTGACGCCAAGAGTCAAGCTACCAAGGCAATGCTGCAAGCAAAGTCTGGCAAGAAAGGTTCCAATATGGGAACTGCTCTTGAAATTGAAATGGCGCTAGAACAAGCCCGTGCGTTTGAAGAAGAGTTGAAGATGCTCTTCATGCAGACAGGCAAGATTGATGTCTGGAACAAGATCAAAGCCCGTCAAGCAGAAATGGACTTGGCAGATGCTAAAGAATTAAGTGCATTAAAGAAGGCTGAGAAGGAAGCCAAGGCCAAAGATCAAGAGATGCAAGAATGGGCGATGATTATTGGCGGTACGTTCTTTGTACTATTTATACTTTTTGTTGGTGTGAATGAAATGATTGATTTTTGTCATACAACCAGAAGGTGTGGTGGACGATGAATGAATACCAAAAGACGTTTGATCTCGCACTCAAGATTTTTATTTACGGCTGTGTGGCACTTTATTTTCTTGGGTTTCTTAAGTTTTTGCCAAACGACTTGGCAGACAAGATAGTCAATTTGTTGCTTGGAAAAGTTGGGCTTGGTAAATGAAATACCTCATTCTGGTTTTATTGTTGACAGGCTGTAAAGATGTTTACAGATACCCATGCCAAAACCCTGACAACTTTTACAAACCTGAATGCCAAAAACCAAAGTGTCTGTTCACGCAGATGTGTCCTGAGTATCTTGTAGCGCCCATACTGGAGAAGAAAATTGAACCCCCTCAAGTTCCTGAATCAAGTCTTCAGAAGTGACGCGCAGCATAAACTGACTGCGGACGAAATCGAAGTCCGCATCTGGGGCTTCGTGGTTATCATGATCACAATCATTTTGTTTGGGATTGTGTTTGCACTGTTGTATTCAGTGACGTTTGTTACACAACCAATTAAGAGCATGGCTCCGATTGACCAAGCCTACACCAAGATGCTCAACGATATTGTGTTGTTAATTGTGGGCGGTATTGGCGGTATTGTTGGTAAGCGTGCCGTAGGTGCAGCAACCGGTTCTACAACTACACAAACATATCCACCAAGTGGCAACGCAAGTCCATGCCCACCAGTATCAACTTCTTCCGGTGCATCACCAGTAATTGCTGGTCAACCCTTTGGACAGATGCCGGTCTGGGTAAATCCTCAACTTGATGAGTCCTGGACACCCGGCCCACCTCCGACAACTTCAGCCGACCATGAACATCCCGAACGTGGGGATATTGCTCTAGAGCGTTCACTCGCAAGGAATGAGACATGAGTATATTCAACCCTTATGTAATCCTAGGCGCTATTGTTACAGCTCTTGGTGTTTATTTCTACGGGCATCATGTTGGCTGGTCTGAGCGTGATGCTGAAATGCAAATTGAAATTGCTAAGAAAAATGAGGAGGCCCGTGAAGTTGAACGGACCATGACCAGTAAAGTTATTGCACAAACCAACAAGCTACAGGAGGCTAATGATGCTCTCAATCAAAAAACTACTGCCCTTGATCGCGCCATTCGTGCTGGCAAGCTGCGCCTCCCCACCTCCAGTTGTGTACAACCCACCACAGGTACCGCCCCTGCCGACAGCAATCGCGACACCGAGACAAGCGAATCTGACAGACAGACTCTCGCAGCTATTGCAGCCATCGTCGCCGAAGGGGACGCAGCCATCAACCAGCTCAACGCCTGCATCTCAACCTACAACGAAATGAGGGAGTTGGTAAATGCTAAACGCTGAGCAACTAGCCAAACTGAAAATTGGCCCAGAATGGGTAGACGCCTTGAATGAAACGTTTACTCGTTTCGGTATCAGCACGCCCCGCCAGCAAGCTGCATTTATTGGGCAGTGTGGTCATGAGTGCGGACACTTTAGATTGCTTGAAGAGAATTTGAACTACCGTGCTGCAACGTTGATGAAGCTGTGGCCAAAAAGATTTCCTACTCAAGAGATTGCAAATGAGTACGAGAAACAACCTAAGAAGATTGCCAACAAAGTTTATGCGTCACGCATGGGCAACCGAGATGAAGCTAGTGGAGATGGGTACCGTTTTCGTGGTCGAGGCTGTATTCAGCTGACTGGCTCTGATGGGTATTATCATGCTGGTAAAGCACTTGGTGTTGACTTCTGGGCCAACCCAGAATTAGTAGCTACGCCTATGTATGCCGCATTAACTGCAGGGTGGTTTTGGTCCACACGTAAATGCAATGAATTGGCTGAAGCAGGAGATTGGATTGGTCTGACCAAAAAAATTAACGGCGGCACCATTGGCTTGAATGACCGGATCAAACATATCAACCATGCGCTTGAAGTCTTAACTGCTTAGTGGCAGAATGTGTGTAGGTCTGTGGAGACCTTTTTAACAACTTTCAAGGAGCCAACATGGCAATCAGTTTTGAACAATTTATGGAAGCAACAGGCGCTGAGCTGGTTGCTGGCAACATCATCGTGGGTGTTATGGGCGACCGCAAAAAAGTCGGCAGCTTGAACGATGAAGGTGTGTTTAACTTGAACGACGACGGCAAACTACTGGCTGACGAAATTGAAACCCCCAGTGGTAAAAAAGCAACAAAGTCTAAGAAGGCTGAAGCAGCAGAAACTCCTGCTGAAGACGCTCCAGCAGCTTAATTGAGAAGGTGGGATCATGCCCGGACTCCGTATCGACAACTTTTCCGGTATCGTACCGAGGACTGGTCCCACTGCGCTCGAGGGTAACCAAGCGCAGATTGCTAACAATGCCAAGCTGACGTCTCTTGAGATTCGTCCTTGGAGAAACCCGACTTTAGAGTACACGCCAAGTGGCGGCTCTAGCGTTCAATCTATTTATAAGTTTAGAGGCCCATCCAGTTCTTCGCCTGTGTGGCTTGAGTGGAACTACGACGTGGACGTCGTGCCAGGCCCTGTTGCTGACTTAGATGAATTTCGCTTGTACTATACAAGCTCAGGGTTTACCCCTAGAAAGACTAACTGGGCGATGGCGACCAGTTCAGGAACTGCCCCTTACCCTAACTCCTATTATGAAATGGGAGTTCCAGCCCCAACAGGTGCGCCTGCTCTATCCAAAGCAGGCACAGGTACTGCGCCCAGCGAAGACCGTGCGTATGTATATACCTATGTGACTAAATTTGGGAACGTATATGAGGAGTCTGCTCCTAGTCCTCCTACCAATATTACAGGAGTCAACACATCTGGTGACTCTGTAACCATTACAGGTTTTGCTACGCCCCCCACTGGCAACTACAATTTCTACGAACGCCGTATTTATCGTTCTGTTATTGGGGCTACCACTTCTACCTATTTGTTAGTAGCTGCAATACCAATGGCTACAACTTCCTATGTGGACACGAAAACTGCAACTCAGTTAGGTGACTCACTGCAGTCGTTGTACTATTCACCCCCACCTTCTACTCTACAAGGTATTGTGGCCATGCCTAACGGCATGTTGGCAGGTTTTACGGGCAACGAAATTTGGTTCTGCGAACCTTATTTACCCCATGCTTGGCCTGAAACCTATAAATTGACAACACATTTTCCAATTGTTGGGCTTGGTGTCTTTGGTAATTCACTCTTTGTAGGCACCACACATAACCCGTACATGATTACGGGTACGACACCTACTAGCATGATGCAAGAAAAACTGCCAATGATGCAGCCTTGTGTGTCTAAGAAATCCATTACATCTGACCAGTATGGCGTGCTGTATGCCAGTCCCAACGGCTTGGTTTCTATAGCCCCCGGCACTCAAGAAGTTATTTCTAATGCGTTATACACCCGTGAAGAATGGCAACAGTTAAACCCGTCATCCATGATTGGCGCGGTGTACAACAACATGTACTTTGGATTTTTCCAGACTGTCGCTGGTGCTCGTAACTCAATCATTGTTTTGCGAGGTGATAACCCGCCGTTGGCTACGTTTGACTCCCCTGCTAAAGCACGGTTTGTTGATTCTGTTACCGGTACGGTTTACTTTTTATCTGCCACAGACAACAAAATTTATTCACTGGACACCAGTACAACGGGCAATACGATCTATACATGGCGGTCTAAAAAGTTTATTCACAACCGCCCTACAACCTACGCGGCGCTTCAAGTGCACGCAGATTATGTATACATGGCGGCTAACCCAGGTTCTTATCTAACAGTCAATCTGTACGCTGAAGGGCAGGGAGTTCTAACAATCAATATGACTGGCGATGAACCGGTCAGGATTCCAAATGTCACTCGGTCTTACTATTGGGAGATTGAACTTACCGGTAACGTGCCTGTACGCCGTATTACTGTAGCCACATCTGTGGATGAGTTGGAGCAAGCCTAATGGCTAACCTGCCAAAACTACCGGGTATACCCTCAATTAGTCCAGTTCAGGACACGACCATAGCGGCAATTCTGCGCCCTATGAAAGAAAGTCTGGAAATTCTTGGCGGGGCTATATCGGGTAATCCCTTACCTAATGGCACGGTGGTTGATGCAGGGCTAAACCCTGCTATTTCAAATACGACCATAAACACTACCAATGTTTATGACGGGGCCACAGATACCACACCACCCCCTACCCCTGGTGGGTTATCAATCAGTGCTGGTTTTACCAACATTCTGCTTAGCTGGACTGATCCCAATGTATCGGGCGCATTCCTTAATTACGCATACACAGAAGTCTGGCGTTCAGTTGACAACGTTCTTGCTCATGCTGTACTTCAAGGTTTTGCTCCCGGGGCTGTGTATTCTGATCCTGTAGGCACTAATAAAAGCTACTACTATTGGATTCGTTTTGTATCTCAAGCCAACATTGCTGGCCCATACAACAGTTCAACTGGCACACTTGGTGGCACTGGCCTTGTAGGCGGAGTAGACCTTAGCGATTTAATTATTGATGCTACTAAGCTGGCGGCAAATGCAGTTGAGTCTGGCAAGATTAAAGACTACGCAATCACGACAACCAAGATTGCCAACCTTGCCGTGGGTAATGCAGCCATTGCCAACCTTGCGGTTTCTAATGCCAAGATTCAAGACCTTGCTGTAGACGATGCCAAAATCTCTAGCCTAGCGGTCAATAAACTTACGGCTGGTTCTGTTAGTGTAGGTCAGTATATTCAGTCCACCGGTTACTCCGCAGGTACCACAGGCTGGAAGATTGACGGTAATGGTTTTGCTGAATTTAGCGCAGCCTCTATTCGTGGCTTGCTTACAGCCAGTCAAATTGATACTCGTGGGTTGTCTATCAAAGACATGTCTGGCAATGTCATCCTTGCCGCAGGCACTGCACTTAACTATAGCTATGTTAATCCCGATCCCGGCTGGCTTAATTCTGCGCTAACCCCAAGCATTACCAATGCTCAAAATACTGCTAACTCTAAAGTATCAAAGTCTGGGGATACAGTAACCGGACGGATTACGTTTTCAATTACTGACGGCATGTTTGCTGGGTCAGACCTAAATAATGGCGTGTACTTTGGTAAAGACGGTATTGTTGCCAAAAAAGCAGGCTCCGTTACATTTGCAATTGACAACGCTGGTAACGCCACGATTGGCGGTAATGTCACGACCGGTACGATTGGCGGTAGCAATATCAGCCCAACATACATCCGCTCTAGTAACTACTCGGCAGGCTCGGCAGGCTGGACTATCGACAGTAGTGGTAACGTGGAATTCAACGCCATCAGCGTGCGCTCAGGCCAAATTACTGGTGCTTTGCTAACAGCCTATCAAGTTAATTCTTACTCAGGACTGTATGTCAAAGTGTCTGGTGGTACGCCCATTTCGACAACCAATGGCCCGTACTACCTAAATGGCAATACCGGTACTCCTTTGTACCTTGTGTATTCAGGAACGATGCCAGCGCCCGCCACAGCCCCACATAAAATTGCTGCTGTAGTTAATGTCCAAGCAACTACTGGGGGCGCATCAAAAGACCTTGGCGTGCTGATCCTTACAAACTACAATATTTCAGGCGACTATTTAACTGCGCAAGAACAGATTTCCTACATGACCAACTCTGGCTCATACGGAATTGCCACCAACTCTTCTGGGGTTACATCCGGTACTTACGCTTCAGCCACCCCTGTGGGCATTTTTGTAACAGGCTATAACGCTGACTATACGATTCAAGCAATCAACGGCTTAGCTTGGGGAGTTCGCTAATGCAGCAGTGGGTCAAGTTTGAGAACGGGCAAATCGTATCTGGCCCAAGCACCTACAAAGGTGACGACACATACATTGAATATGTGGAAATACTCAACCTTACAAAACCATACACACGTGTTTTGGTAGACATTGCTTTGGTCGATGGCAAATGTGTGAAGACTGTCACAAGCATTCTAGATTACAAACTTCAGCGGGAAGCTGAGTACCCACCCATAACTGATTACTTGGACGCTATCGTCAAAGGTGACCAAGATGGAATCGATGCCTATATTGCCGTTTGTCAAGCTGTAAAAACTAAGTATCCAAAAACTTAGCTATAGGACATAATGCATAAACAATGTAAGATACAGCCCCATGAGTAACCATACACTTCGGCCCTTGTCCCCATGGATGACCGAGTCTGTAAAAGACTTGGAGGCTTTGGAGTTCCTGACTCTTGTCTTGAACGCTATTGAAGTATGGGATGACATCATTGACCAAGACAATCGGGTTACCCCTGATGACATTAACAATGTGTTTTCTCAGCTGCTACTTAAGTTGCCTGCAAACGAATTCTATCAGCGGCACTACACGGCTTTGGCTGGAATGATTGTGGTCATGATTACGTCGTGGCATACATCCAACGCTGACCACAGTACTGATGAATCGCAAGCGCACGCCTATACGCTGCGCAAAGAATTTATTAATTTGGTAGTCTTGTGCGTGGCTTTAACCAGTAACTTTGCAGACGCACGTGCAGCATCATTGAGAGGGTGGACAGACTCTGCTTCCAATGATTCCTTTAACGAATTTTCAAGAGGTGAATAATGTCATTCTGGGGTGGCTCTGCTCCTGCGCCCGATCCTAATATCGGTATCGCAGAAAAACAAATGTCTGATTTGTCAACAGAAATGTGGACAACTTTTAAAACGGATATTTATCCTACTCTGCTCAAGCAGATGGAAAAAGAAAATTCCCGTGCTGATGAAGTGTGGGCAATGGATAAAAGAGCTAGTGAGTTTCAACTTAAAAATGCCATGACAGACCGCTCCATCTACGAAGATGTTGGCTTCTCTGCAGGTAGAAAAATAATTGAAGACGCTAACAAATATAACGAAGCAGGCTACCAAGAACAAATGGCAAGCCAAGCCGTTGGCGATATTGCCAGTGCACAAGAAGTTGCGCGTCAAACACAGGTTAATAGGGATCGTGCTTATGGTATTGATCCAACATCTGGTCGTTCTGGTGCAGGATTCAATGCTAATAACGTTGCCGCTGCTTTGGCAAAAGCCCAAGCCGGTACGCAAACACGCGAAGCAGCCAAGCAACTTGGTTTAGCAAAACAAGCTCAAGTATTTAATATGGCTGCCGGTCTTCCTGCGCAGTCTCTTGCGTCATCTAATTCTGCTGTGAGTTCTGGTACAGCTGGTATTGACGCTACTGGTAAAGCTTTGGCTGGTACGACATCTGCATCTGGTGCGTTGAATAGTGCAACGTCTACTGCCATGGGAGGCTGGAACAATGTTGGTAACCTTGGCGTTAGCAAATATAAAGCCGATTTGGAAAAATATTCTGCTGATTCAAATGCGTCTGCTGGCTTTGGAAGTATGTTTGGAACGCTTGGTGCTGCGGCTATTAAGAACCCAACAGGTGCTGCTGCGCTCTTTGGCTCAGACATTAACATTAAAGAAAATGTTTACCAGATTGGCACACTGACCAATGGCTTCCCCTTGTATGCGTTTGAATACAAACCAGAGTATCGCGACACATGGGGCCACGGCATTCAAATCGGTGTGATGGCGCAAGACGTTGAACCCATCTTGCCTGAGGCTGTAACCACCCACATGGATGGATACAAACTTGTTGACTATGATAAGGTGATGAATCATGGGGTTTAATTTTGGCGCATTCGCTGGCGGCGCTGCCAAAGCTGGCGTTGATACCTATTTTCGTTTAGGCGAAGAAGAACGTCGTGATGCAGAAGCAAAACGACTGCAGGAACTGCACGACGCCAAAATGGCGGAAATCCAAAAGGAAAATGAACTTGATAAAGCCTACGCAGACACGTTAGGCCGAGCAGGTACTCCCGAAGCATGGAGAACAGCCGGAGGCTCCAGAGGCCCACAAGAAGAAGGTGCCCAACCAGCACTGTCTGCCAACCCTACAGAAGCGTTTCCAACGCAAAAATTGTATAGCCGCGATCAGGCTATGCAAGACTACAGAAATAAAATCATGGGTATTAGCGCCACAAAAGGCGCTGAAGTCCTTGGAAAAATGCAAGGCCTGGAAAAAGGCGAGCTGGAAATTGATGCTTACAAACGTGCTGCAAAAAAAGAAGCTGCGTTTGATACGTACATGAATACGTTGAAAGACAAGATTCCAGCACTGCGGGATGAAGTTCAAAGTGAACTAAAGACCAATGGTATAAGTGGCACTGTCACAAAATATGGTTCTGAATTTACAAAATTAACAGGACATACAGCGTCCGTTATTGGAAATGAACTTGTTATTAAAGACGCTAAAGGTAAAGTTATTGAACGCTTGTCAGACCACGATGACATTTTAAATGGCTTAACTGATGTGCTTGGTAAACGAATCCAACACAACGCCATGCAAGGTATGCTTACCGCTGGCGTGTTTACTAACGCCAAGGACTTGCAAGAGTTTTACAAAACCAAGAGCACAATTGGTTATCAAGAAGCTCATGGCGCTGCGCTCACGTCTCAGGCAGCAAGTGAAGCTGCGCTTGTACCATCAAAAATTGCTCTTAATACAGCCAATGCAGCTTACGCACGTGCTCATGCTGGCGCTATTGGTGAAGGCAAAGTCACTGATAAACTTATTCAGGTTGACCTCGGTAAAGACAAGAATGGTCAGCCACTAGGCAAAATGCCTATTACGATCTCGATCTCACGCAACAAAGACAAAGTACCTGTCGTCACTGCGTACGATTTAAACGGTCAGAAAATTACTGATCCTACTATTCTTAAAGCTGCGCAAGCCCGTGCTTCTGAAGGCGATACTGCCACTACACCCGTAGACTCAAAGTTTGGAGCTCTGCGTGCATCAGTTATTGGCAATAAGGACATGACTGTTGAGGAAAAGTTTAAGGCTCTGAACGAGATTGATACCATGGAAAAGCTGCCACCAGCAGGGCAAGCCGCCGGTATCACGAAAGCTAAACCTTCTGCAGCGTTACCAACTACTTCTGGCTCTCATGCACCTATTGGGGCCCCAACTACTAATGCTCCACTTGGTGGCTTAGACACAGCTCAGCGTGTGCGCTTGAAAGAAATCAACGAGCGACTTCAGCTGGAAGGAACCTCTGAAGAAAATAAATTGCGCTTAATGCTTGAACGAGATGCTATTATGTCGGGCAAATCCCGAACATCTGGATTGACTCGTTTCTCAGCTACCGGAGCTTAAGTAACATGCCGTCTATAGCCCAGATTCGTCAGATGTATCCTGACGCAAAAGATGCGTCTGATGCGGACATCGTTGATTGGTTTGCAAAAACAACAGGCACATCAGTTCTTGATGCTGCAAACTCTCTGGGAGTGGGCAATCCTAACCGTGGAGTAACTGGGCAACAGTTTTCATCCTCTATCGATCGATACCAAGCGGGGCTATATGGTGTCGGTGAGGCTGTAACTAAAGCTGCTGGCTTGAATAAAACTAGCAGTTGGCTGGAAGACCAGCGTAGAACAAACGAGATGGAGGCTGATGTTGCCGAAGCTCGTGCAAAAGCCAAGGGCGCTGTTACCGAATGGAAAGACGTTCAAGGTGTCGGTGACTTTGGAAGCTATGCAAAAAACTTAGCCATCCAATCTGCTCCGTATGCTGCTGAAGCTCTAACAGGCGGTTTGATTGCTCGTGGCGTAATGTCTGGTACTCGTGCTGCGTTGGCTGGGGCTAAAACTGCTGAAGAAGCATTGGCTGCCAAAAAAGCTCTTGATCTTGGGTCTACTGTTGGCGGCGTAGCTGCATCATATCCATCTGCTGTTGGCGACATTCTGAGTAACCAACGTGAGCAAAGTGGCAAGACAGATTTATTGGCTGCTGGGGCATTGGCTATTCCTTATGCAGGTTTAAATGCTTTAGGTGTTGATACTGCTTTGATGCGCGGTAGTGCATTTAAGAACACAATCAATTTACTTGATCGTCCGGGCGGTCTCTTGGGTGCTGCGGCTCGTACTACTGCTACAGCCACTGGTGTTGGACTGAAAGAAGGTATTTCTGAAACTGGGCAAGAAGTATTGAATCAAGCAGGCCGTATGGCCGTTGACCCCAACGCGACACTTACTGATCCTGAAGCGCTTGAGCGATATAAAGAATCGTTTATTGGTGGTGCAACCCTTGGCGGTTTGATGGGTGGTGGCCTTGGAGGTTGGCGTAGAAGCACTCCTGCGACTAACGATATTCAGCAAGCCTTTAATCAACCAGAAGTTAGTGGTACACCTACTGCCAATGTAGCCCCACCCGTTACGCCCCCTATTACGCCAGCAAACCACCCAGACCCCATGGCACGTTTGGCTGAGTTGGAAGCAATCGGTAGAGGCACACCTGCACGCACCGTGGAAGGCCCCGATGGTCAACCATTAAAAATTCCAGCCACTGAAGGTCGTTTCTTTACACCTGAAGAACAGCAAGAGTACAAAGCACTCAAAGCCCAAGTGGCAAACATGACACCGCCTGTCGTCACAGGTGGTACAACTGATATTGCTCAGCAGTCTCAAGCTGCTGCAGCACAAAATCAACAAGCTGAAATTGCTCAACAGCAACAAGCCAAGCGTGACGATGTTCTTGGTGTGCTGGCATCCGAGTACTCACCTGATACGGTAAGCATTTTTGGTCAGACAATTACTGGCCCACGTATTGCACCGTTTGGTAACCGGTTTGCAGATGTATTCAATACACTGCCCCCTCATGTGCAGCAGATTGCTAAAGCAATCGTGCAAGCAAACAAAGCGTTTGCAACACCTGAAAAGCCAAGCCCATTGGTCAGCTTCAGTTTTAATGCCACAAACCCACGCGGTTCCGCTGAAAAAGCCATAGCCGCCTTGGGTAAAACCATGACCAAGTTCCAGATTGACCATGTGCAATCACTGGATGAGGCCGTACAGATTCTTAACAAACTCTCGACGACTACCAAAGGTAATCAACTGGAGCAACTCAACGCCATCTACGAAGCCATTACTGGTCAAGATACAGATGGATTTATCGCAGCACAAACCGCTAAAGCGGAAAAAGGAGCTAAAGATGGAAAACTGCCACTGCAAACAACTACCGGGCTGGGAACAGTTCCAGTCGAAGGCGGAACAGGAGAAACAACTACAACAGCAGATGGGACTGTACAACCCAGCGGAGTTCAATCCGTCCAATCAGGAAGTGTCCCTGAAGGATCGCTTGGTCTCCAAACTGGACAGTTATCAGGAGAAGGAATACGGACTGGCACCAGTGCAGATGCCAATGTTGGCAATGGTAACGCGCCGTCGCAAGTAACTGGAGCTACAAGTGAACAAGCCAGCCAAAGCGCTTTGGGTGGCGGGGAAACATCCGGTCAATCCCAGCAAGCCGGTACACCCAACGTGGATCAACAATCTGTACAGAATGGCCCACGCACATACGACCCCCGCATCAGCTTCTACTCAACCGACCTTAGCCACATCTCAAGCGAGCGTCGCGTCCAGCTAATCTCTGATTTGCTGCTACGTGTTTTGGCCCCAATCCAAAACCGGACTAATACTGTACCCGCTGAAAAGCGTGCAGAAATCCTTCGCTTGGCTTTGCTTGAGCAGTTTCGTCATGCAGATATTGCAGCGTACACAGGACTTAAAGTTGACGCTGTTGAAAAACAACTGGAACGCATGGGCGTTAAGTTGGTCGATGGCGAATTCCAAGTAGTAGACCCTGCGTTTGCCGCACGTTTTGTCGAAGCCGCTGCTGCATATAGAGCACCTGAATTCCCCGATGGCATTGGTCAAGGTGAGTTGGCTGGTCTATATAATACTCGTTACGAAGGTGAAGAGCAATCTGCCGCATCATTAGCAGAAGAACTTGAAGCTGGAGAACAAGAAGGCAAACCTGGAGCCAAGCTCCAAGAAGAACTTGGCGGTAAAGAAAACGCTGAGGGTCAGACCATGGGCATGGTGTCCACCGCTGGTGGTAGCCAAGGTGCTGTAGATAGTGAAGGTGCTGCGTTCTTTGCCAAAGTTGAAAAACTACAGGCTGAGTTGGAAGCAATGCCTCCTAAAGACCCACGTCGTGCTGCCAAAGCAGAACAGCTTCAGAAGCTGTGGGCAGACTATGCCAAAGGCCAAGAGAAACGCAGAGCCAAAGGCGAAGCTGCTGTAACCGAAGAAGGAGATGAGAATGCCGTTCAAGTCGAAAGCGCAGATGAGGGAAATGTTCGCGAACCAGCCGGAGGTGGCAAAAAGGTGGGCAAAGGAAACGCCAAACCCAAAAAATCTGCCGGAAAAGCTGAAGTCAAAGTCGAGCCCAAGCAAGAAGCCAAAGCCGAAGAAGTAAAAACTCCCGCTGAAGAGTGGGCCGCATTATCACAATTAGCACCGGAGTTACCCGCATATGAACTTCTTGCAAAATCTGAAAAAACTCGTTGGGATGATCTCGTCCACCGTGGACAAGCTAACCTTGCTGCTGCTGTCAAAATTGTCGGTGAGAAGCCTCAACCTGCTGGCACAGTATTGGCCAGTGAAAAGCCTGAGACAACAGGCACTGATGGAACTGCTGAAGCGGTAAACCCCAAGTTTGGTAAAGACGGTGTAGCCACTAATCCATACACTGCTGCTGAACTGGTCAAAGACATTAAAG